CAGGGCGCAACATCAGCGGTGACTCGACGGTCACGATTACAGTCAACCCGGCAGACGGGCAACTGATCGTCTCGGCGGTCGGCTCCACGTCGATCACGTTCAACCTTGCGGCCAACTTGGCTGGTGCCCTGTCCGCATCTGGCAGCACGTCCTTCTCCTTCACGGTCAACAACGCCACGCTCGGCGCCATCGTTGATGCTATCGGCGCTGCGCTGGTGCAGTTCTCAAACAGTGCCACGGTCAGGGCCACGGGAAATTTGAGCGGCGACATCACACCATTCACCGAACTCAGCCCGCAAAATTTAGCGGCGGCTGTATGGGAAACGATTGCCGCAGACTTCAACGATCCAGGAACGATGGGCAACAAGTTGAACCTTGCTTCGTCAGGCGGGATAGACTACGATACGCTTGCGCAAGCTGTGTGGACCTATGTGAGCCGCACGCTCACTGCAAGTTTGGACCCCACAGCCAATCAGATAGCTCAGGCTGTGCTGACTGCTGCGCAGACTACGCCCATCCACTCCGATATCCGCAAGGTCAACGACTACGTGGTTGCGGGCGAGGGCACCGAGGTTAACCCCTGGGGGCCAGTGTAGGTGGCTTCGGCTTGGGGCCTGTCGTGGGGCAAGTCCTGGGGTAGCTCTTGGGGGGCCGCTGCACCCCCACCTCCACCCATTCTGCAGGGTGGTGGAGGTGGTACGGCGCTGCGACACAGACGCAAGCGTTTAGAGTGGGAAGCGTGGAGAGTTCAAGAACGTGCTAGGCTGGAGAGCTTGCTGCGTGGTGATGACACCACCCCCGAGATCAGGCAGGTGGTGGCCGCTCTCTCTGCATCTGCAGAACCCCAGGCGCAACGCGTGGTGCGTAAGCTCACCACCTACCGTGGAGAATTTGATCAGCTTAGGAGCCTCCAGCGAGACATTGCCAAGCTAGAGCTAGATATTCAGCAGAGGCGCATTGCAGATGAAAATTATCAAGCCCTGCAACAGTCCGCTGCCGAACTCAAGGTAATTATAGAGGAAGATCAAGAATTTCTTATTGCCTACACTGAGCTCCAGCAACAGGAAGCTGAGCTCGTGTTTGCTGCCCTAGGGGGTGGCGGTGTCCGTCTGCTTTCGTGAGGTAGTGTGTGGATAATCAAGAGTTGTTGGAACGAGCTGGATTTGGCAAAGAAGTTGAGCTTTTTTGGGGCTCTGGTGTGGGGCAGTACTTGCGCAACCGTGCGCAGGAGTGTTATAGTGAGGCCATCCAAAGCCTAAAGTCTGTAGACCCAACCGACACTCGCGCAGTGATGAAGGCTCAGAACGAAGCCCGCGTGGCTGAAATGTTTGAGCAGTGGCTTTCACAAGCTGTGTTGGACGGACTCAAGGCGCTTGAGCTTTTAGAAGGAGAAGAGTCAGATGAATGAAGACGAAGTCAATCAGTCCAATGACGAGCAAGGCGTCATTGGGTCATCTAATGATGATCGTGTCGCTCGCCTGAACGCTATTGCCGATCAGACGGATGCTGGACGCGCTGATGAGTTCGCCAACGTCAATGACGATGGCTCCACTGAGCCGTACACTGTAGCCGCCGAGCAAGCTGAGACAGACGACACTACGGTCTCAGATGAGCAGTCTACTGGTGATGAGGCAGCTACCTCCACCAGCGCGGAGCCCAAGCGTTATCGTATCAAGGTCAATGGCAAAGAGCTCGAGTTGACTGAAGCTGAGTTGATCGAGCGCGCACAAAAGATTGAAGCTGCTGACGACTACCTCCGTCAAGCAGCAGAAGCCCGCCGCAAGCTGGAGCAAATCGCTCGGCCTGAGGTTGACGAAGCTGAAATTCGTCGTCGTCAAGACGAAGAAGATCGAGCGCTTGTCCGCGCTATACAAGTGGGCACAGAAGAAGAGGCCACTGTCGCGTTGCGTAAGCTGCGCGAACAGACGAGTGCTCGTCCATCCCTCAGTAGGGACGACGTCTCCCGCACTATCGACGAACGCCTTGCATTTAACCAAGCCATCGAAAAATTCAGTTCCGAGTATACCGACGTTTGGTCTGACCCTATTCTGAAGAAGATTGCCCTTGACCGGGACGCACAACTTCTGAAAGATGGTGATCAGCGTGCGTACTGGGAAAGGTATTCCTCGATTGGTGAGGAGATCCGCAACTGGAAACAGTCACTGGCACCTGCTCCCAAGCAAGAAACGGTGATTGAAGATAAGGTGGCGCGTAAGGCCTCGGCTCCCAAGGTTCCCGCCCCTGCTTCGGCGAAGGCGAAACCGGCAAAGGTTGAGGAAGATGATGTGGACGATTCCCCCGCATCCGTTATTGCCTCAATGGCACAACGGCGCGGCGGACCTCAATGGATGAGAAGTTAAGGAGATTATCATGTCCGGACAAGTTTGGGCAGTAAACTCTCTTGGCGGCTTCATGTACAGCCGTCAATTGAGCAACGTACTGCGCATGGCAGTGCAACCGCTGGTGAAGTTCCGTCAGTTCGCTGATGTGCGCGATGCCAGCCAACAGGGCAAGAAGAAGGGTGACATCTTTACGTGGGATGTTTTCTCGGACGTTGCCACCGCAGGTGGCATCATTCAAGAAACGAACACGATGCCCGAAACCAACTTCACGATTACGCAGGGCACCCTGACGCTGAGTGAAGCTGGCAACAGTGTTCCGTACTCTGGCAAGTTGGACAACCTGTCCAAGTTCCCGGTGATGGAGCTGATTCAGAAGGTGCTGAAGAACGACGCAGTCAAGTCTTTCGATCGACTGGCATGGCAGCAGTTCAACTCTACGCCGCTGCGGGCATTGCCCACCGGAGGCACGGACACCGCCGCCATCAGCCTGTTCACCAACGGTACGGTGACTGGGACCAACCAAATCGCGTTCAACAACAGCCACGCCAAGGCTATCGTTGACACGATGAAGGAGCGCAATATTCCCGCCTACATTGGCGACGACTACTACGCTCTGGCTTGGCCCACCACGCTGCGCACGTTCAAGAACAATTTGGAGACCATCCACCAGTACAGTGAGACTGGCTTCAAACTGATCATGAACGGCGAGATCGGCCGCTACGAGAACGTTCGCTATGTCGAGCAGACCAACATCGTCAAGGGCAACAGCATTGACGGTTTGACGGGTACGCCTTGGACTGGCGGCGATAGTGACTGGATCTTCTTCTTCGGTAACGATACGGTGGCCGAGGCTATCGCTGTTCCGGAAGAGATGCGGGGTAAGATCCCCAGCGACTATGGTCGCAGCAAGGGCGTCGCTTGGTACTACCTGGGCGGCTTTGGCATCGTTCACACCCTGGCTTCCAATGCTCGCATTGTGAAGTGGGACTCGCAGGCCTAATTAGGAGGAACTGAATCATGGCATTGAGAAGCATGTCCTATGACGCACCGCCTTATCAGGCAGTGCTGCCGCTGGGCTTCAACATGACGGGCGCTAGCGCTGCGACTGCAAAGTTCGCCGCGTTTACCGACACCATCGTGCGGTCCATCACCATCAAAGCAACCACGGCTGGCACCAGCAACGATGTGGTCACTGCCTTCCGCTACTCGGGCACCGCCACCACCACGCAAGTGCTGACTACCATCGGCTCTGGTATCTTGACGGCCACCAACGTGCTCAGCACGTTTACCCTGGCGCGTGGTGACGTTCTTGGAATCGCCAAGGGCACCGACGCCACCGCCGTCTACGGCGTGGGCGTGGAACTGCAAGTGGTTCCGGGCGCTGAGTTCAATTACTAAGGAGAACAGCCGTGGCAATGGAAAAAGAAATGTCTGGGTTCCAGACCTCTGGGTACATCGACAAGAAGGGTACTCAAGACGGCGACATGACCAAGTTCAATGTCATGCCTCCGGGCTATGACATCTCGAACCAGCCGATGGCTGACATCCGAGACATGAAGATGGTCAAGCTGGTTGATGTTTCGTACCCTGGTGATGGGTACTAAGCATTCAGTGCGTTAGACTATAAAGGGGGCTGCGTGCCCCCTTTATTCCCATGGAGATTCAACAAATGATGTTCCTTCAAGAGAAAAACAATCAGCTCACGGTTTCTGGCCGCGCTGACGGAGGTGAGGCCTGGGCAGATGTTGCCAGCGCCCGCCGCGTCCCCACCAACACTGCGCAGTACGCATATCAAGCGCCACCTGACTGCATGTTTGAACAGCCCGGTACCGTCACAGAGATGGACATGGGCTACCGCAAGCTCCGTATGAATGGTATGGAGGGCGTGGTGGTGGACATTGACTTTGGACAGCCGGAGTACCTTGTTCCCCGTAACAACATGATGTCGAGGATGTAAAGTGAAATTGGACAGGACCAAACCTTTTGGCACTATCGTTGGACATAAGGTAGCCAAGTTTGAACAAAACGGGCTACTGTTCAATGTCCGTGGAGAGCTTATCGATGCGCCGAAGGCTGCTCCTGTTCAGCCCGACCTAGTGATTGAGACGGATCAAGTAGACAGTGGGCGGCTCTTTTTGCTCAACATTTTGAAGAGTGGTCCCCTATCAAAGTCTGCGGTGTACAAGGTTGCAGAGGAAAACAACCAGTCCTGGGATTCCGTCAGCAAGGCTGCTGCCTTGCTGGGGGTGGTAAAATTCTCGTACAACAAGGCAACTATGTGGAAGTTGCCTGAGGAAGTTGGAGCTCTGTAATTATGGTGTGGTCTGCCAGTGCGCCGTACAAGGCGGAGTCAAAGAAGGTGGTGTGGGAAGTTACCCCCTACCTGCGGGGCCGTGGCCTGGACATTGGTGCGGGCGACTTCAAGGTGCTGCCCCACGCTATTAGTGTGGACAATATGCACCACGCACAGTTTGGCTTTAGTGTTAGGCCAGACATTATGTGCGAGGACGCTACCAAGCTGGACATGTTTGCAAGCCAAAGCATGGACTTTGCGTACAGCAGCCACACGCTGGAGCACATTACAGACTATGCAGCAGCACTCAAGGAGTGGTTCCGCGTGATCAAGCAGGGCGGATACCTGATTCTGTACCTGCCCGATGAGGACGAGTATCCCAAAGTTGGAGACCCAGGTGCCAACCCCGACCACAAGTGGAACGTGAACTACGACCGTGTGGTTGACGCCATGCGCCTTGTTGGTTCGTGGGACTTGGTGGACTTCCAAAAACGCAATGAAGACGACGAGTACAGTCTACTTTTCATATTCAAGAAGCTATGAAAAAGTCTGAAAAGCCTGTGTGGGAAGTACCCCGCCGCAAAGACCTTGGTCCATCCAAGCCCCTGAGTGCGGAGCAAAGGTCTAAGGCCAAGCGCACGGCCAAGGCGGCGGGCAGGCCCTACCCCAATCTTGTCGACAACATGAATGCAGCAAAGGAGAAGAAACGTGCCTAAGCAGCAGTATTGGATTGGTGAGGCCATTGAGCGCCCTGGTGCTTTGCGCAAGTCGCTTGGTATCAAGCGTGGTGAGAACATTCCTCAAGAGGAACTGGCTGCCGCAGCTAAGAAGCCAGGAAAGATGGGCCAGCGTGCCCGCCTTGCTCAGACGCTTGATGTGATGAGGAAGAAGAAGAGTGGCTACTAAAAAAGCCGACATGGCGTGCAATAAGCCTCAACGCACGCCGGGGCACCCCACCAAGAGCCACGTGGTAAAAGCGTGTTGGGACGGCAAAGAGAAGGTAGTTCGCTTTGGGCAACAGGGCGTTAGCGGTAGCCCAAGGAAAGAGGGTGAGTCTGAAGCCGAGCGCAAGCGCCGTGAGTCATTCAAGGCGCGGCACGCTAAGAACATTGCCAAGGGTAAAGAGTCTCCAGCATATTGGGCAGATAAGGTGAAGTGGTGAGCAACAAATACACGCACAGATTCAGCTACAAGAACGACAAGCCCGTAAAGACTGCTTGTGTGGTGCGCTACGGCGCTTTTGGCGATCTTATGCAGGCTAGCAGCGTGTGGGCTGGGCTCAGGGCGCAGGGCTATCACGTCACGCTGTTCTCTAGTTTGCCAGGGGCTGACGTCGTACTACACGACCCCAACATTGACAACTTGGTGCTCTTCGACAAGGACCAAGTGCCCAACGGCAACCTGATGGACTTCTGGAACTGGCAGAAAAAGAAGTTTGACAAGTGGGTGAACCTTAGTGAGTCGGTGGAGGGTACGCTGCTGGGCATGCAGGGCCGCACGGTGGCACTGTACCCGCCCCAAGTTCGCCATAGCTTGATGAACAGAAACTACGTAGAATTTCAGCATGCTATTGCAGAAATTCCGTACTTCTTTAAGAGTAAGTTCTACCCCACAGCTGATGAAGTTAAGTGGGCCAAGCGAGAACATGCCAAGCTGGGTGAGGGGCCGGTGGTGGTGTGGTCACTAGCGGGGAGCAGTGTACACAAGACCTGGGCTGGCCTAGACAACGTGCTGGCTAGTATTCTTGTAGAGTTCCCCACCGCACGCGTGGTGCTCACCGGGGGACCTGACTGTGTATTGCTGGAGGCTGGTTGGGAGAACGAACCGCGCATCCTCAAAAAATCTGGAGTCTGGTCTATCCGTGAGACGTTGAGCTTCTGTCTTGAAGCAGATGTAATCATTGGTCCTGAGACAGGAGCTATGAACGCCATGGCTTGCGAACCCATGGCTAAGGTGGTATTCTTGTCACACAGCACGCACGAGAACCTGACCCGTGACTGGGTCAACACCATCCCCCTCTGGAGCGAGAATACTACGTGCGCGGGCAGGGGCAGCAATGCGGCTCCGGCATGCCACCTACTACACTACAACTGGAACGCATGCACTCGTGACGACGAGAGTGGCACTGCACAGTGTCAAAAAGATATCACCATTGGTCAAGCCTGGGGTGCGGTGTACAATGCACTGCGCGGCTGTGAGTCCGCACGACAGAAAGCAGCGTAACTTCCTATGGCGACTAGCGGCACCTACTCATTCGGCGTCACGAAGTACGACATCGTACGGCAAGCCATGCTGAATATCGGCAAGCTGGACCCTGTTGAGCAGCCCACAGCGGACGAAATGCAAGACTGCACGTTCATGCTAAACATGCTGTGCAAGCAGTGGATGGGGAAAACTGACTTTGCCCCAGGACTCAAGGTATGGACACGCAAGCGGGGACATCTGCTGCTCAGCAACAGTACGGGCACGTATACCATCGGTCCCAGTGCGCAGGGGTGGACCAATGATCTCAACAGTACCACAACCACTGCGTCGGCTATCGCAGCCGCTACGGCAATTGTTGTTGACAGTGCCACGGGCATTTCCACAACAAGCACGGTAGCCATATACCTGGACAACGGTGCGCTACATTACTCCGGTGTCAGTAGCGTGGTAAGTAGCACTGTCAACTTGACTGTTCCGCTTTCCAGCAGCGCGGCCAGCGGCAATCCGGTGTTTTTCTACAGTGTGGCGGCTCAAAATCCAAAAGATATTGAGACCGCCATCCTGCGCGACATCAACAACACCGATAGCCCGCTAGACATCCTAACTGTTCAAGACTATGACTATCTGCCCAACAAGGCAGACCCCTTGTACTCGGGCGACCCAACCGCTATCTACTTTGAGCGTGGGCTTGGCACTTCTAGAGTGTACACGGATGTTGGCAGTGCTGGAGACACCCGCAGCCACATCGTTATCACGTACCAAGAACCCATTCAAGACATGACTGTAAACGCGGATAATCCATACTACCCGCAAGAGTGGTACTTGGCGCTGTGCTGGGGCCTTAGTGAGCAGATTGCCCCCATGTTCAAGGCTCAGTGGTCTCCAAAGATGGAGGCGCTGAAGAATACTGCGCTGTTAATTGCTAGGCAGGGCGACGCAGAGCGTTCCACAATGTACTTCCAGCCTGGGGAAGATTAACGTGCGTACCATACCACTGTTCGGTACTGGTATCCGCGCAATATCGGACATCGTAACCCGCCAGCGGCGGGTTAACTGTCTTTACGATATCCGCAAAGACCAAGACCGCTCCGCTGTGGTGCTGCTGGGCACGCCCGGTAGTACGGTATGGACTACGCTGCCCAAGTCCTCCGTGCGGGGGTGGCACGTAATTGGCACCACCATGTACGTGGTGGCGGGCGATACGCTGTACTCAGTATCCACAGCAGGCGTGTACACGACCTTAGCCAGTGGAATTTCTGGTAGCGGGCACGTTGAGCTTGCAGACAACAGCATCCAGATAATAATTGTCACAGGCAGCACAGGTTACGTCTACGGGGTGGGGTCTGCTACACTCACCACCATTACGTCCGCGTTCTTCCCCACTGAGGCATCTTCTGTTATTTTCCTCAATGGGCGTTTTGTCGTTAACAAGCCCGGTACACGGGAGTTTTACGTCAGTGCGCTATTAGATGGACTAAACTGGACCTACCTCGGCTCGCTACCCATCACCGGCACCAAGGAAAATAGTAGTGACCTGCTGGTGCGCGTGGGCAACTTGAACGGTGCGCTGGTGTTGTGGGGCCAGCAGTCTATTGAGTTTTGGCAGGACGTAGGTACCGTGCCCCTGCCGTATCAACGCATCAACGGCGCTACGCAGAGCTGGGGGTTAGCTGCCACTCTTTCTGCTGTTGAAGTGAGCAACACGTATGTCTTCCTCGGCTATTCCCCGGACGGAGGCATCGCAGTAATTCGGTTGAATGGTTTTATACCTGAGGAGATTAGCGACTCTGATCTCAACACGCTGTTTTCATCGTTCAGCCGCGTTGACGATGCAGTAGCATTCACATATAGTGTGTACGGGCACCCGATTTACCAGATCACATTTCCCACAGAGAATAGGTCATTTGCCTACGACACGAAAACTGCCATTTGGCACGAGGCACAGACTGGCATTGCAGAGACAGCACGCCACTTTGCGCAGTACGGGGTGACGTTTAATGGGCGCAACTACGTCACAGATGAAGTAACGGGCCGTATCTACGAGCTGAACACAGGCACATGCACCGACAACGGCACCCCCATTAAACGGCAGGTTGTCACACGCCACGTTCGTAATCAGGGGAACGAGTTTACAATCTCTGAACTTTTCCTTGATTTTGAGACTGGCGTTGGCCTCAGTGGTGCGGAACCTACACCGGGCGTTGACCCGCAAGTAATGCTGCGCATTTCTAGAGACGGAGGTCACACTTTTGGAAATGAGCGTTGGGTGCCGCTCGGCAAGCTGGGTGAGTTCAGTGCTCGTGTGATTTTGCGCAGGCTGGGCTCGGCACGGGACTTTGTTGTAGAGATGACACTTACAGATCCCGTCAAGTTTGTGCTGGCTTCTGGTAGTGTAGACATCGAGGGTGGAGATGATTAGCCCACCCCCGCTACAGATTCCTATAGCCACCCCACAGGGTGGGTTGACTACTGCATGGCTTGCGTGGTTTGATCAACTGCGTCGTGTAGTGGCCGATGAAAAGGCGTTTACCGCAGACCCCAATGTTGCGTCTGCGCTGGCTTCGTTGGAGGCAGGGCTACGCACTGTTGCGCAGTCGTTCGCTCTGCTTCCATCCATTGACTACTTGGCTATCATCAGCAATTTGCGAGCGGACCTAGACATCGGCACGCAGCCGCCGGTTGTTCCTGTACAGACTTCTAACTACACAACGCCCCCCACGGGTATTACTCCGTCTGGCTCGCCATTCACCTACATCAACCAGACTGGGTATACAGTAGACGTTATTGTCAGTGGCGGGGGCGTCAGTCTGTTGGAGTTTTCCCGTGACGGCGCTACATTTTTCAGCACCGGCAGTTTCTATGGGATGTTCACGCTTTCGCCAAACGATCGGTTGCGCGCTACCTACGTGGCGGCTCCTACCATGACTCTTGTTCAGAGGTAACAAATGGCCACTCTCTCTCCAGCACCGAAACTACAGTTTTTTGACGCCAACGGCAACCCTTTGGTGGGCGGCAAACTGTACTCCTACGCGGCTGGCACGACCACGCCGCTGGCCACCTACACCGACGCGGGGGGCGCAACGGCCAACGCCAACCCCGTCATTCTTGACAGTCGCGGCGAGGCGTCTGTGTGGCTGGGCGACGCATCGTACAAGCTCAGGCTGACGTCTGCCACCGACGTAGACATCTGGACGGTGGACAACATCAACGCCATTTCGGTGCTGACCACGCTGGCGGCGTCAGGTGGATCGAATCTGATCGGCTTTATTCAGTCCGGCACGGGCGCGGTTGCGACAACCGTGCAGACGCGCTTGCGTCAAACGCTGTCGGTCAAGGACTTTGGCGCCACGGGCGACGGGTCTACCGACGACACCACGGCGATCCAGAACGCGCTGAACGCCGGCACCGGGCGCAGCGTCTACTTCCCCGCGGGCACCTACCGCATCTCTACCACGCTGCTTGTCAAGACCAAGACGACGCTGATCGGCGAGGGGATGAACAAGTCGATCATCAAGCTGACCTCCGGGTTCGGAGCAGGCACGACCGCGATCCGCAACGAAATCATCTCAGGTACGGTCAATGTCTACTACGACACCGACTTGGAGTTCTACGGGCTGACGTTTGATGGCAACAACAACTCCACTCGCACGGGCGAACTTGTCGCCGTTGCCAAGGTGCAGAACGTCACGTTCTCCAACTGCAGTTTCCAGAACCACACATACATTGCGTTGGCTATGACGGCCAACAGCAACATGGTGGTGACGGAGTGCTACTTCACCAACAACGGACGGCCCATCCCGTCTACGACCAGCGCGCCCGCGCTCTGGATCGCAACCTCGGTGCTGGGTACGCCCTACGACGCGCGCGTAGAGAACAATTACTTCCGCGATAACAACTGGTCTGCCGCGTACTTCATGCCGACCAGAGGCTCGTTCACCAACAACAACTGCGTTGACAACGGTGAGTCCACGCTTTTTTGCAACGACACTGGCTCGTACCTTCGCATCGAGAACAACACGATTACCGGCGCTACCCGATCAAACATCTCTGCGTCAGGTATAGAGTTGGGTTCGCCGTATTCCATCATCACGGGCAACACTATTGATTCGTGCGGTGCGGAAGGCATCGCCCTTTCGGACGTTCAGAACGTCACAATTGCCGACAACATGATTTTTAACAACGGGCAAGACACAGCGTACTACCCGTTCCCGAATGGCATCACTATCATTGGCACCGCGTCGTCGCCGAATCAGCCCGATCACATCCAGATCCACGGCAACCGCATTGGCGACCGTCAAGGCACTAAGACGCAGTACGCGGCGATTGGCTTTGGTGGCAGCGGCGCGGCGTGCACCAACGTCGCCATCTACAACAACGACTTCAACGAGCAGAAGACCGCTACCTACTACAACCTGACAGCGGCGCGGTTTGGCACGGGTTGCTACACGCTGAACAACTATGACCGCAACGGCGCGCTGTTGCCGCCCTTTCGATACATCCAATTTACCCTTAACGCCGGGGCCGGGGCTCAATCCATTACCGGCGTCGGTTTTCGCCCCCGCGCTTTGCGAATTACTGCGGTGCTTACGTCAACTACGCAGGCGTTTACGTCTGTGGGTACGCACGATGGCACGTCGGGCACGGTAATTTTTAGCTCGGTAGATGCTTCTGGCCGGCGCGGCGGCGGCGATACGGGCGTCATTAACATCAAAGACAGCGCAGGTACGGCATTGGCGGTTGCAAACATGACGTCATATGATATTGACGGCTTCACCATCAACGTCGTCACGGGCAACTCGTCCGTCGTTTGCAACGTAGAGTGTTTCCCGTAAGGAGGCGACATGACAGTCACCGTCAAAGTTCTTGTCCCGGCCAAGACCGCCGAGAACACGCAGACCACGCAGTACGTCGCGCTGGGTGTAACTACTATCATCGACAAGTTCACCGCGACGAACTACAGCGCCTCGGCTGCGACGATCAGCGTGAACTTGGTGACCGGCGCGGACACTGCTGGCAACCAGAACCTGATCGTTAAGACTAAGACGATCCAAGCGGGGGAGACGTACACGTTCCCTGAGATCGTCGGTCAAATGCTTGCGCCTAGCGGGTTCATCTCTACAATCGCCGGCACGGCAAGCGCCATCAACATCCGCGCAAGCGGGCGCGAAGTTTCATAGTTGCGGACTGTGCCCGCCACGCGGTACACTGCACAGGTATGGAACTGCACTGCCCTGAGCAACTTGGTTGCGAGATAACGCATCATTTCTCCAGTGGCGTGTATGCCAAGGAGATTTTCATTCCCGCTGGGCGCATGCTTATTCAGCATCGTCACACACATGACCACATGTCTATTCTTGCAAGTGGGCACGTGCTGGTACAGCTTGGGGAAAGAAAGCGCGAGTATCACGCCCCAGCGGTAATCAATGTTCCAGCGGGGCTCAGCCACTCTGTCTCGTCAATTAAGGACAGCGTGTGGTACTGCATCCACCACACGGATGAAACTGATCCCGACAAGGTAGACGCACAACTTATCGTGGAGAACTGAAATGCCCATCTTTGCTGCTGTGCTCACGGTTGGCGGTAGTCTCATAGCGGCAGACATGGCCGCCAGTGGGGCGGAGAATGCTGCCCAAACACAAGCAGATGCTGCCCTACGCGCCGCAGAAATACAGGCCGCTGAGCGAGCCCCCTGGGTTGAGGCTGGCAAGACCGCCCTACAGCGCCTGCAGACGGGGCTCGCCCCCGGTGGTGAGTTTAGAGCACAGTTCAGCATGGCCGATGCTATGAACGCACCCGCTATGCGGACTGCTCTTGCTACGGGTAGGGAAGCCATTGAACAATCTGCCGCTAGCAGGGGTGGCCTGCTCACTTCCAACACGCTGGCGGGGTTGACCGATTACGGGCAGAAGGTTGGTGCTCAGTACCAGAACCAAGCGTTCAACCAGTACCTCGCACAACTTGAGGCTAATTTGAAGCCTATCCAATCTCTCGCACAGGTTGGGCAGACTGAGGTGGGCCGGATAGCTGATGTATCCTCAAATGCGGCGCTGGCTGCGGGCGGTGCGCTGGCGGGCAGTCAGGTAGCGCAGGGTAACATTTACGGCAGTGCTGTGTCCAACCTGGGCAAGCAACTGGGGCAGATGAACGTGCTACAGGGCCTTTTTGGCGGCGGCGGTGGTGGTGTTGATTACTCACTGTCCACGCAGGGCGTCAACCTATCTAGTCCTGCGATGGGAGGCTACACTCCGCCCGCAGGGTATGGGGGCACCTTTGGCAGTTCAGATATACTGTCCGGCGGTGTACCTACGCTAGGCATGGGTACGTCAGATATGCGGGCCAAGCGGGACGCTCGCCCTGTAGGCAAGACCTTTGAGGGGGACACAATCTACACCTACCGCATGGTTAATGATGACGAACCACGCATGGGCGTTATGGCACAGGAGCTCGCACAGCGCAAGCCGCAAGCCGTGCAGCGCGGCCCCTCCGGGTACTTGATGGTTGACTACGACATGGTGGGGTGAGGTATGGCTGTAGACTTTTCTGTCATGCAGAGTGCGGCTACTGTGCCTATGAAGGCACAGTTCACCCCCACTAACCTCACCGGCTCTATTGAAGAGGCGTACTCCCTCGCTGGCACGATGGCTGACACGCAGACCAAGATGCGTACTCAGCAGTCTGCGCAGAACGACCGTGCTGCTGTACAGAACTATATCCGCTCTGGTGGTGATCTGTTCACCCCTCCGGGCATTGAGCGTGCGTTGACGCAGCTTAGGGGCCGCGTGAGCCCCGAGTACTTCACCCGTCTCGGCGAGCAGGCGCAGAAGCTAAAGACTGCTGATATTGATCTGCAAAAGAAGATCTCAGGCTTGCGTGAAGATGAATTGTCCGCCTACAGCGCAGGCATTGAGAGCGCAATGCCATTCCTAGACGCGTTGCAGCGCCAGTACGAGGCAGACCTTGAGGCCGGTGGGGCTGAGAGTGCACTTGCCAAGTTTAACGATAATCGCGCCAAGCTGGTCACCACTATGCAGGGACGCATGGTGGGGCCCAACACCCCCATGTTCAATGAACAGGTGGTACAGAGCCTACAGGTAGTTACGCCTGAGGTGTTGCCCGGAATGGTTAGCGCCAGCAAGTACCAGACGACGAAGATAAAGAATGCGCTTGAGGCTGCCCGCGCCAAGGCGGCTTCTACGGGTAAGACTGAGAATCTTGTTGCCCCTGACGGTAAGGTGGTTGCTAACGTGCCGGGGGTTGGACTGGTTGACACCGCCACGGGTAATCAGTATACCGGCAACCCCGCAGAGCTGAAGCCCATGGTCACTGGGCGGGGTGCAGCAGCCCCCACCACGGGCCGAGATTGGGAACAGTATACAGATCCACAAGGCAACATTTACGAAAGCAGCCGCACTCTGCGGCAGACCGTCCAGGTCAACAAGGACGGCACACGTACTGAGGTACCGTCTTTGCCAGCGGATGCTTTCCGTGTCGGTAGCGTGGCCGCTGCCCGCGCTCTGGTTAAGCCGGGTGATGTACCGGACCTCACACCTGACGAGAACGCCAAGCTGGCTGAGTTTTCTCGAGTCTATGGTCGACAGATTCCAGTACCTAGCTTCGGCACTGGCGCAGCCGCACGGCAGGACCGTGTGCTGTTCCTACGCAACTTTGTGCAGGACATGGCCTCCCGTGGGGAAACACCCACCTCCGCAGGCGTGCAAGCGTCCATGGCTCGGGCTGGACAGGAGGCACTGAAGCGCATCACCACGCAGGACGTTATTCTTTCCGCAGGTGAGAAAGAGCTGCTCGGCATTCTTGACAAGATGGAGGCCGAACTTAAGAAGATTGGTGGACCTGACTCTCCGCTTGTCCGTAGGTACTGGAACCGCGCCGCTACTGAGATTGCTGGTGACCCCACCTTCTCTGGCATGAATGCGCTGTACACCGCGTTCATTGATGAAGCGGCACGCGTCACCAGCGGTGCCACGGGCGCTGCGGGCACTCCGGTAGCGTACAAGCAGCTTGCCGAGCGCATGCTGGACCCCAACACCAACCTCAGCCAGTTGATGGCGTTCAAGCAACCGTTTAAGGACATGATTGAGGCCCGCCAGCGTGGTGTGGAAGGGGCCAAGCAGCAACTGATTACCAGCATCTCACCGCCCCCTAGGCGCAGTGAGGGCACCACGGTGCCTCCGGCCACGCAAGCGGGTAGGGACCAAGACCGGACCACCATTCTCCGTCAAGAGTACGATGCTGCGCTCCAGCGCATGAACACAGCCACTGACCCCACCGCACGGAGCCGTGCAATGGCTGATGCGCGCTCCACGCGTGAGGAGTTGCGGCGCTTGGGTGTGGACGTACCCCCACCCGGTGAACCAACAGCAGCGGCGGCTCCCGCAGCGGACCAGACTCGCGCAATCAGAGACGCGCTCCGCAAGGCCAACCGCACGTACGAGCCTGATAAATTTGACTACCGCATTGGCCCCGATGGTATGGTGCAACAGCGCAGAAAGGTACAGTGATGGCTACCGAAGCTACCTGGGAGACCGTACCGGACGCTCGCGTCGAGGGCTGGGAGCCCGTGCGCCCCCGCGTGCGCCAGCCAAGCATCTACGCCCCACGGGAAGAATGGGCACGCTACCGTGCTGCGCAAGCCAGTGGGGACGCTGCACCGGCCCCCACGGGGCAGCTACGGTCGGAGATTGCACCCATGCCTGCGCCCATGGACGTTGTCAAGGGTACGGCAAAGGCTCTGGCCGGTGCTCTGCTGGAAACACCGGCCACCATGGTCACTGGTGCGGTGGCAACTCCGGTAGCGGGGCTGGCTGGCCTTGGCCGCACCGCGTACGACATTGCTACCGGCAAACCCACCGAGCAAGCTCTGGCCCGTGGGGCTGAGACTGTGGAGAGCGTGCAGCAAGCCATGACGTATCAGCCCCGTACGCAAACGGGGCAAGCATTCACGGCCATGGCGTCAGCTCCTTTCCAAGCTGCGGCTAATGTTGCTGGTAAGGTTGGCGGCGCGGTTGGAGAAGTGGTGGGTGGCGAGCAGGGACGCATAGCTGGTGAGGCTATCGGTAAGGTCACGCCCGAGATTGGATTGACGTTAGCCGGTGGGCGGCAAGCTCTCCGTGCTCAGCCTGGACGCCCCACGGGCCCTGCCCAGTTGACGCAAGAGCAAGACGCTATTGCCGCTGCTCAGCGGTCAGGCTTCCGTGCTCTGCCCACGGAGTCGCGTGGTGGGGCGGTGAACGTAGCAGTTGAGTCCGTAGCCAAGCAGGCTCCACTGGTCAAGCGGTTGGTGCAGTACAACGAGGAGCGGGCCAGCCAACTCGTGCGGCAGGACCTCGGCCTGTCCCCCACCGGACGGCTGGACGAGCAAGCAATCACCGGCCTGCGTAACCAAGCCGGTGCGGTGTACGATCAGCTGCGTGCTCTCCCAGATGTGATCAACGTGCGCGCCACTGATCCTGCTTGGATTACCAAGGTGCAGGACTTGGATGCACGCTTCCGCAGCATCAAAGCTGCCATGCCAGACATGTACCGCAGCGGTGGGCTGGAGCGGTTGCGTGGCTCCATGGGCAGGATAAATACCTTGACTCCTGAGCAGGTTGTTGACATCACCAAAAACCTGCGGGACACCGCTACCCGCACACTCAAGCGCACTGACGCACCCAGCGAGAGCATTGACGCCGCCTACGCCTTTAAGGAGGCGGCTAACATGATGGAAGATCTGCTGGAGACTCACCTTAGCCAGACTAATAGGCAAGGGGCGTTGGATAGGTTCCGCCGTGCGCGGGAACTCTACGCTAAGACTTACGTGGCTGAGGACGTTACCAACTTGACCACTGGCAAGGTTGACCCGCAGGCGCTGCGCCGTGCCATGGAGCGGGGCGAGCCACTCACCGGCAACATGCGCCGCGTGGCTGACGCCGCTGCCGCCATGCCCAGCGTAATGCGGAGGACTGAAGGACTCACCACCCCGGAGGGTATGGTCCTTAGCGACTGGGCCATGGGCGCGGGTATTCCAGCAGCAATCTTCAGTGGTCAACCCGGCATTGCGGCGGGGCTTGCTGCCGGTGCCGCTGCCCGCCCAGCGGTGCGCAGCATGGCCGCTGGTGAGCGCTACCAGCGCCTAATGGCGCAGCCTAGGGGTACAGTACCCCGCGCCCCTGTTGCGCCCGCTGTACCGGGCATGGTCACCATGGGAGCAGCAGCCCAGCCCAGCCGTGAGCGTGCTCCATTCCTCATGGGTGAGGAAACTGAATGAAGCTGCTGCTGCTCGACCAAGACGCCAAGGCTTTGAGCCTTGTGCTGCGTGCTGCACAGGCAGGTCATAACGTGAAGTGGTACGCCCCAGATACTGAGGTGGGCAATGGCTTCCGTGGCTTTGAGCGAGTTGACAACTGGGTGGCCCACACCGGCTGGGCAGACCTAATCTTCAACTGTGGGTGTGATAAGTTTGAGCCCAAGCTGCGTCAACTAGTGCAGCGGGGCTACCCCGTGTGGAACACTCCGTGCTCCATGAAGTTTGAGGATTACGCCACCCTCACACCCGCTACGGAGCAGTTCACAACCGTTGATGCGCTGATCAAGCACCTGTACGCCAAGCCTGCCCGCTACGTGCTGAAGGGCGAGGAGGTGGACAGCTACGAGTCTTACTCTGCTGCTGATATGCTGGCGCATGTGCGCAGCATGCCCACACCGGAAGGCAATTTGCTTTTGCAAGACTACGTGGAAGGGCTCCAGGCCACGGTGCTGCGCCACATGGGCCGCGATGGATGGCTGGGCCCCGTGCAGGAAAGCCTCACCCACACCGGCATCAGCCGCTGGGTGGAGGACTCCCCGCTGTTTGACAACACATTGGGCACGTTGACTGACTTGTTGATGCAGCGCGGGCTCCGTGGTACGGCCATGGCTAAGTGCTGTATCAGCGCGGATGGAGAGGTCTTCGTCTTCAAGGTCAAGTGTCGCTGGGCTGTACAGAGCACCGCCCAGCCCACCAATGACCCCGTGCAGTGGGCGCTGGACGCCTTGTCTGCCAAGGACACTGCCACTTACCGCACTGAGGGCATGGCGTACTACGTTAAAATCGAGGCTGAGGAGCCGGGCGCACCCGTGTACGGCATCACCCGTGGGGTGGCGGTGCACGCTCAGCCAATGATGGTGCAACTGCGCCGCATGCCGGACATGAATGCTGACGGCACCGCCATTGTAGAGCGTGACTTGTGGGTCAGTGCGGGTGAGTATCCACTTGCTGTGGATGGGTATGGCACCTCCGCCAAGCAGGCGATGCGCCGTGCCATGTCCACACTGGACAAGATCTATTCTGCTGAAGCTGAACCCGACATTGAAGACGAATACTTCTCTGGCCTGCGGGACAAGCTCAGTGCTGCGCAAAGCGCGGGATTTTTGACTGCATTGAAGTACGATTGAGGGGCTGGCAATGGCCGTGATGGACGAGCAACTAGATCCAGGCTATGAAACAGGCGAGGTACCTCGCCGCCCTGACTCTCCGCTGGACGCCCCGTGGCGTCCAAGCTACATGCAGCCCATGGCACCCACTCCGCCGAGTGTGGTGCGTGCGCAGCCCACGCGTCCAGCCCCACCGGCCGAGATGCGTGAGTACCGCCCCACCACGCGGGAGCGTGACGCTGCCCGTGCACAGTCAGCACTAGAAGGGCTGGGCGTAGAGCGTGCTGGCGCACGCCGCATAGCACAGACCGTGTTGGGTGGTCCGCAAAGCAACCTGCCACTCGGCGCTGGGTTGATTGACGTACCCCTGCTGCCCGCGCTGCCCTACTTTATGGAAGAGGGCTACCGTAGCACCGAGCGTGCTGCCGGTGCCTTTGAGCGGGGAGACTACGGTACCGCCGCGCTGGAGTACCTTGGTGCCGTGGCGCAGACATCACCTGGAGCGTTTGCTGCCCGTGAGGTTGCCCCTGGCGTAGCCAAGGTGTTGAAGAGTGCGGGGGTTGCCCTGGGGGAGTCAATGGCTGCAAATGCGGTCACTTCTCCTATGGCGCGTGGGCAGCGTGGCACGTTTTTGCCAGAGACATTCTTCACCCCACAGGAAAAGGCCAAAATCAGCATCGCGCAGGAACTTGAGGCCAAGGGCACCTCCCCTGACGACGTACTGGTGCAGACCGGCTTGGTGCGTGACCTTGATGGCTCCTGGGCCGTTGAAATTAGCGACGACAAGATGAAGTTCAAGGCTCTCGAGGCTGTCAAGGCCGCACGGGAGCCGATTGTGCAGCGCATCAGTGATATTGAAGTTGCCATGCAGGTCCGCGATATTTTGGACCGTGGCGGCAGCATGGGCAACGCAGCACGTACTGTCCGCGTACAGACGGGGCAGGACCCATCCCCCAAGGCGCTGACGCTGGCGCAGCAGCGCACAAACGAGCAGCTAGAGGCCGCACTACAGAACGCCAACAATAGCTTGACTGCGCCCATCAAAGGCTTGAAGTACGCCGATGTAATTGAGCACCCAGAGCTGTTCCAGCGCATCCCCGAGCTGGCGGAGATGCAGGTTGACTTCGTCACGCAAGCTGACTTGGGCAAGCGTGTAGCCGGTCACTTTGACCCTAGCGCCCCCGGCATGGGGGCTATCAGTGCGAGGGCACAGTACCTCCGCCCCGGTGAGGAGTATGGGCGCAGTTTGTTTGCGCACGAGACGCAGCACGCCATTGACTATGCGTCTGGTAAAGACTACGGCATATCACCAGATACGATTAAAGAAGCGGGCGATAGCTGGAACCTTCGGCTCGAGGGTGATAAGATAAACTTTGATGCGGATGCCACAGCTCTTCAAGCTCGTCGGCTAATGGATAAAACTCCGGGCATGACCCCCGAGCAAGCTCTTGATGAAGTAGTTGATAGGGCTAATTATTACGGAATAGCTGAAAATTTTGGAGCTGCCGGGAAATACAATCCCGAAAATGAAGGCACATTTGCGCAAGACGGAATGCTGCGGGACGCCACGCTTAGGATAATTAGAAATGTGCCGCTAGACCCACTTAAGCAACGTGTGGACGCAGCACAGGCTCGGCTTAGAGAAGCGTACCAAAAGGCCAGGATTGCCGAGCCAACCGAGGCTGGTAGATACGAGCAGTACATGAGCAACGTGGGCGAGGCCCGCGCCCGCCTGACGCAAACCCGCCTGGACCTCACGCCCGAGGAGCGCAGGGACATATTCCCGATGCGCGAAGGCATGATGGCGCTTGACCGCCCGCCCGAAGCGTTGAAGACGATTAGTGAGTTGACTGGTGGGCTGTACGGACCCAAGCAGGTAGCCGCCCCGGCTGCCAGCATGGCCCCTGAGCGCTCACTGCGCGAGGTACTGGAGGACGAGCCCTACACCCTCCGCACGCTGGAGAACCTACCGGGTAAGCGGACCATGATCCCCATGTCCGAAATCCGCGACCAAATGCGCCGCCCCGAGGTCACCAAGGCCGAGAAGGATGTGCTGGAGCGCGTGCTTGCCCGTACTGAGGGCGACAGTATCTCTGCTGAGGACCTCGTGCGCGAGGTGGGGTTGGAAACCAAAGATTTCCGCCTTACGCCCAAGGATACTGATGATTTTGCCGACTATGGGCTGCAAAGCATTGGTAGAGATGCCACGCCAGCGGACTGGACTGGTGGTATGAGTCAGCCCAACGCACAGAACGCACGTACCACTATCCACCGCAGCCCCACACCTACGGCAACGAACAATCACTTCCGTGATCCCAACTACTTCGGCCATATTAGGGCGTTTGAGGATGAGGTAGGCATCCCCCATGTGGTGGAGATTCAGTCAGACCTTGTGCAGAAAGCAGGCAAAGAACTGTCAGAAGAAGATCGCACACGCTTGCAGAGCGCCTTTGACAGCGTAGTGGCGCAGGAGAATGTTATTGAGCCGATACTTGGGCGGATTGGTGGAAGGGACAGTATTGCATGGGCGAGCTCTGCGGCAAATGACATCTTGCAAAACCAAGAGAAGTTGCTGCAAGCCAATCCGGACTTTTTAATGCTACTGGAGGAAGAGATTGCCAGCAAACTGACAACGGATGCAGTAGCTGAGATTGGTTCCCTCGGGGCTCTTGAAAATGAAGGTGATTTGCTACGGCACATTGCAACGATACAGACTAGACCTGGGGCTGGACTACCCAATATAAGGCATGTTAGTCTCAGTTTAGCCCTGGAGGAGTCGCTGAAAGATGTCCGTAGAAGACTAAGTCTTCTAGCCAGCGAGCACGGTGCTAAGTTGGAGGAAGGTGCGGCAGCCACCGCGCAGCGCCCCATGTTCAAGAACTGGGAGCGCCGCTTGATCCGCGAAGAGTTGAGCCGTGCTGCCACGCCGCAGCTTAACCCTGAGTACGAAAGTCTGCGCAACCGAGCAAAGTCTGCGCTCAAGTACGTAAAGCAGGTAGAGGACTCCTACGTCGAGCAAGGATTCAACCGCAACGATAGAATGATAGCTGCTGTTACCGCCCCGCACAGGAAAGAGGCTGAGGAATTTGCACGGCGGGCGCTTGAGGTTGAGCAGTACAAGCCCGTCCCCTCAGTGGTCCGGTTTGCGGACGCTGACACCGTGGCGCTGGTGGAGGGCTGGGAGCGTAAGATGGAATATGTCCCCGGCACGGCTAAGGACTCCGCGCTGAAGGGCCTACGAGTCCCTGGCACTAACGTAGGCACTTCCAACGATTGGGAACTCACCGGCATGGTGCGTATGGACGCTGACGGCGCGTGGTACATGGAAAGAGTGCCCGTGGACGTTAGTGGGCGTCCTATGGGTGATTCTGATTGGGCGCGTAGCCCCTCTGTTTGGACGTATAGCGGATCTTCCCGCATCAGTCCAGAAATAGTCGACCGTTTCGTCAAACGCACGGATAAGTTTGAGTACCCCGAGCACCAAGGCATCTACGACCGCTACAAGAAGGAAGTGACCAACTACCTCAAGTCACTCGGTGGTAAGCAGGTTAAGGACCAGTACGGCCACTCTTGGTGGGAAGTACCCGTTGACCCCAAGAAGGCCAAGCGCACTCAACTATTTAGCATGGGTGGGGCGGTTGCGGCGGGCGGTGCTGCCACGTACAATGCTGACGAAGAACAGTGATGGAGCCCTCTTTTATGACGGACGATGACTTCAAGCGCCTTGAGTCCAAGGTAGACAAGCTCACCGAGGCCGTTACCCGGCTTGTGCTGGTGGAGGAAAGGCTCTCCAACCAGGGCGAGCGCATCGGGCGCGTTGAGCAGCGCGTGGCCGCCAATGAGACCCAAACGCAGAAGCTGGACCGGCGCCTGGAGATGTGGGTCAACCGTGGCATCGGCGTGTGGGGCCTAGCCGTCACGCTGTTCGCTCTGCTGCAATACGGCACCAAACTGATCGGGAAGTAAACATGCTGCAAGCACTCATCCCGGCCCTAGCGCCCATCCTGTCACGCGTGGCAGGTAACCTGTTCCCAGATCCCGAGGCGAAGGCCAAGGCTGAGTCTGAGATGATGCTGGCCCTGCTGGCCAAGCAGACCGAACTGGAGCAGGCTGCGGCTTCCATCGTCAAGGCAGAGGCTGCATCGGATAACTGGCTGGCGTCAAGCTGGCGCCCGGTGGTGATGCTGACCTTCGCTGGCCTTATCGTGGCGAGGTGGTTCGGCTGGGCTGCGCCAAATCTCTCCGAGGCTGAATACCTCAAGCTCTGGAGCATTGTCGAGTTCGGCCTTGGCGGCTATGTCGTCGGCCGCAGCGTTGAGAAAATCGCCCCCAGCGTTGCCGGGGCAATGCGCAAATGAACTGGTCAGACTACCCCAACTTCACCGAGGCTGAGTTCCGCTGCCGCCACTGCGGCAAGCAGGAGATGCGGCCCGAGTTCATGGGCCGGCTTCAGGCACTGCGGGATGTCTACAAGCGCCCCATGACCATCACCAGCGGCTACCGCTGCCCTGACCATCCGGTGGAGAAGGCCAAGGCCGAGCCTGGGATGCACTCCACCGGTTTGGCCTGCGACGTTGGCGTGCAGGGCGCTGACGCACATGAGCTGCTGCGCTTGGCGATGCACTTGGGCTTTACCGGCATCGGCGTGCAGCAGAAAGGCGCGGGACGGTTTATCCACCTGGATCTGCGCACGCAGCCGACGGTGTGGTCGTACTAGCGGCCAATTTCTTTGAGTAGTCTGGGCCCTGCTGAGTAGAACAATATCTGCTTGGTGGCGCGGGTGGGGTTAGGCCGCTTCGTACAAGTAACCCACCCCTTAACCTCCGCGTACTTGAGCGTCTTGTTGACGTTGTTGGGGTCTACACTCCAGCGTAGTGCAATCTCTTGTGAGGTAAGTTCGCTGCCTGGGTGAGTGGCAAGGTACACGCAAACCGGCGTTACTAGGCTCATGCAGCCACCCACACCGCTGGCACATGCCCATGGGACCTATCAGAAGCCCCGTGGCTACGTTTTTGCAGGTGGGGTAGGGCTAGGGTAGCGGGGGCGGTACCACGCGGCCCAGGAGCCGTCTTTTGGCACACGGATACACTTACCAACGCAGGGCACCATGTCACTTTCTTTATCTCCAAACATTAGGCTCTCGGCCAAGTCAATGTCAAAATCACGGGCTGCGCGCTCAAACATGGCGGTTCCAGGCTTGCGGCAAGTGCAGCCAGCGTCTGGCGTGTGCGGGCAGTAGTACGCAGCCGTGATGTACACGCCGTGCTGCCCCAGTAAGTCCAACATGCGGCGGTGCACCGCAGTGTACTGCGCCTTGGTTATCCGCCATCGGCCAATGCCGCTCTGATTGGTGACTACGATTAGCAGGTATCCACAATCAATTAGATTGCGTAGAGCAGGTACCACCCCCGGCAGTAGTTCTACTTGCGTGGGGTCATTCAAGTAGGGAACGTCCCGTATTAGGGTTCCGTCCCTGTCAAGAAATGCTGCTCGATTCTCCGCCACGGATGCGACGCTCAAGTATGGTGGTGCTAATGTCTGGCACGCGGGGCAGTACAGTCACTGCTACGTTCCTGCTGAGCAGCCACTGCCCCTCGGCGCTGTGAGCAACGTCGCACTCACTGTCCTTTACATAGATGTCAGGTATTGTGCCCAGCGTGCTCCAGTAATCAACGGGGTTAGGGCCGTTGAATATGTGTACGTTCGCCACGCAGCGGAGAGCTTCCAGCACGCGGCGGCGGTAGGCCTCGGGTACTATGGGGCGGTGGGTACCCTTCAAAGCGCGGACGCTTGCGTCACTGTTCATGAATACGGTGAGCGTGCCCAGTTTGGCCGCACGTTCAAGGAACATGACATGCCCCGCATGTAGTAGGTCAAAGCATCCATTAGTCCAAACACGGGCATTCACTGCAAGGCCTCCTCAATCATCTGGCAAAGAATATGTCCCACTAGAATATGACACTCCTGAATACGTGCGGTGTCTGTGCTGTCAACGCACAAGGCATGGTCGGCAACCCGCCCCAACGCTCCCTCGTTGCGCCCAGTGAATGCTAGCACAGTCACGCTCAGCGCCCCGGCAATCTCTGCTGCGTTGACCACATTGGCGCTGTTGCCACTGGTGCTGAAGCACAGCAGCACATCACCCTCACAGGCCAGCGCGTCCACTTGGCGGGAGAACACTGACTCAAATCCGTAGTCATTGCCCACAGCGGTGAGTATGGATGTGTCTGTAGTCAGCGCCACGGCGGCGTAGCCGCCCCGCTCCCGCTTAAAGCGGCCCACCAATTCTGCCGCAATGTGTTGACAATCCGCCGCGCTGCCACCGTTGCCACACAGGTAGATGGTGCCACCCTGAGCAATACAATCGATCAGCACCTGTGCCATCGCGTTGATGGTGTTTTCCTGCTCCAGCAGAGCACTTACAGCTGAGTTGTGCTGTTCAACAATCTTGGCAAGCATTCTTCAATCTCCTCTCGAGTAATCACAGCCGTGCCTACGTGGCGCGTTGCAAGGGCACCGGCCACGCTACCACGCAAACAGGCGTCGTACAGCGGTAGTTCCTCTGCTAAACCCACCGCCAGAGCAGCCAAATAGCTATCGCCGGCACCAGTGGGGTCAACACACTGCACGGGCAGGGGCGGAACATGGCGTGTATCGGTCCACGAGACGCAGCCAATGATTTCTGACCCAGCGCCGCTCGCTGTTTTTATCAAATTGGCGAAGTTATGCTCCGCTGGTATTCTGTACTGTGACATACCCACCGCCTCCACCTCAGCCGCATTGGCCTTGACGTAGGTGGCATTTTCATACCTACCCCAGTTGGAGCCCTTGGGGTCTACCAATGTGATGCGCCCGTAGGCACACGCGTCAAGCATTGCGTCTACATGCCGCAGAGCGCCCTTACCATAGTCACTAAATACGACCACACCGTACTCGTCAAACAGATCGTTGAGCGCGTCGTTCATGCGCTCAGCCTCTGGCTCGCTGAGTATGTGGTCTTCATCAATGCGGGCACGCACCACGTTGTTGACAAACAGGCGCGTCTTTGTAGTGGTGCGCTCCACCGGGCAGTCTTGGTACAGCAGGTCACTGCCCGTGAGAATATCTAGTAGAGATGTACCAGCTACATCCTCCCCCACAGCGGTGAGTAGCTTGACGTCTCCGCCCATGGCTTTGATGTTTAGGGCTACGTTGGCAGCGCCTCCGGCGTAGCACTGTTCGTGGTCTACGTCGTAAATGGGGATGGGTGCCTCTGGGCTTATGCGCGTGACCTCGCAGTCAATGCGCACGTCCAGCATGCTGTCACCCACCACTAGAATCTTTTTTGACATTCTCGGCCTCCTGTGTGAGTTGCACTACCTCGCGGCGCAGGCGAGCAATGCGGCGAATGAGCATTTCTTCCATTGCGGAATAGTACTCTCGCTGCTCTACGGCTGTCAGCCGGTTACGCTCGGCCTCCTCCAACGCGGCGGCTGCGATACGCAACGGGCTTGGCTTGCGGAACGGGTTGAAATCTATCATCTATCATCTCCACTGCAACGTGATTTTTGAGAGCTGGCAATAGCCCCTTGGCGGCTGCTAGGGCATCGCGGCGGGAGGCACCCTGCACCGTGCCCATGCGTTCTGCTGCAACGTGCACGCTCCCCTCAGGGGGGATGTGCCGCCGCATGTAGTACACCTGATATGTCTTCATCTAACACCCGGTTGGTTGTTGGGGTGCCCCCATTGTGGCAGGGGCTGGTATCTAAGCACAGTAGGGTAAACCCCTAGCCCGTACGACGCTAGTCGCCTTGGTTAACGTAGCCCTGCCCAGTAGGGCACGCGCCGTGGGCTTGGTGGGCGTCCTCTAGCGTCGCAGCCCGTACCATAGTGCCGCAGTGCCTGCAACGGTAGTGCTGGGTGAGGTCGCCGTAGTAGCCCTCGCACTGCCAGTCGTCATTGCTAAGGATCTCAGCAGCCTGCTGGCGGATGGGTACGGGCACCGTGCCCAGTTCCTTGCTCTCTACAGGCTGGGGCGCGTCGTACTGCTCGGCAACTTCGATGTACTTTTGCAGAAAGTGCGCAGCCTTCTTCAAGTCCTCAAGTCGCCTTTCATACGTGGCGTGCTTGTGCTTCCAGCGCATAAGGTACTTGGTGACTTGATACTGGAAGGGGTCCCACTGGTACATGACGGCCAAGTCCCAATGCTGGAGCTTCTGCCCATGCGTGCGGTAATGGTCTCCGCCCACTTGCTTCTCATTTGCGCTCACTTGATCTCTCTCCTTTCACACCACTGTTGAAAACCCAACTTCCAATCACACTCTGGCACGTTGCTGATGTCGTAACTTTCGCCAGTCTTACGGGCCAGGTACGCATCACGCAAGGGCGCAGCCACCCTATCCATGAAAACCGTGTCCATGGCGCGGAACCCGTTAACAATCCGCTCACAGTCATCGAGGAAGTGCTGCCACGTTTCCTTGCCAGAGATGAGTGGGAGCGCCACTGCACTGCCTGCCGCGTAGTAGTCAAAGCCTCCCACGGGCGGATAGCGCAGGAAGTCCTTAACCTTGTCGTTGTCTGTGTAGGCGTGCCAGTTGTTGCTGAACTGCCGGTACACTCCCACGGGCACCCCCACGGCGTGAGCAATTACCTCCTGCAACACGCTCATGTGCACGGCGTTGGCTCCGTAGCAGCCCCACAAAATGTCGTTGCTGCGGCAGGTCACCGTCATGTTCAACTTGCCGCCACGGCAGTCAAAGTAGATAGCGGTGTTACAGGGTCTGTCCCGCCACGCGCCTTCCAGGTCCGCGGTGGGGTCCCACATCTGCAACACGGCTTGTCTGCTCTGCGGGTTGGTGCGCAGCATGTTGATGATGGCGGGCAGTTGGTCGTACATGCCGTCATTAAACCAGTTGCGCCAGCGTGCTCCATACGCCCCGTGGATGTAGCCGTCAGGCTCCGCGTAGGTGCTGATGTTGCTGCTGAATTGGCTGAGCCACTCTACGTCACTAAGCCCAGCCAGCATCCAAATAGATTCCATCAAGTGGAATACGTGGTTGGCGTCGCGCCGGGGGCTGAACAACACCCGCTCCATGGGGCGCAGGTAGGTAGTCACCACCGGGGTGGGGGCAACCATAACGGGTCCGTTACGGCTGGGCTCCTCCACGCCAGCAACGCTCAGGTAATGCCACGCGGAGTCAAACGCATCGTTCACATTGTTTTCAGTTATGGAGTGGATCATATCTGTTCCTCACATGTCCGTTCATGTACTTGACCTTGCACCACTTGCTGAACTCGCACAAGCAGTTTTGGAAGTCTTGGTCACTAATGCGTGGCACCTCTGGCCGCACAAGTGGGTCAACCTCATGCCTGCAAGCACGCAGAGCGTGCCTGTATTCTCTAGGAGTTATTGATTGAATATTGTTCAGCATTGCCTCCTTATTGAAGTACCAGCTCAACCCCCGCAGGCTACCCGGCCCAGGCGCTGACCATGTCCACCAATCAGGTGCGTCGTGCAGGGGGTGGCCGTGAGTATTCTTCATGTCAGCAACCACTTGCCCTGCTAGAAAACTGCCCAGCCCATCTACAACTTCCAAGCTAGCGGCAGCGTAGGACAGCCCACTGTAGTTAAGTTCTGCAGGGGTGCCGCCCACAACATGATCAAATACATAGTCCAGCTTATCCATGCTGCGCCCACACGTACTGATGGTGTACGCACTGGTGAACACCTTGTGTCCCTGGGCAACGCGCTTTTTCAGCACATCTTTCATCTGCCAGGGGAAGTCACAGTATAGCAACTGCTCAAGGCTCTCAGGCAGGTTGATCATGCGGCCCACCACAAACCGCCAAGCGGGGTCGGTACCACGGTTCCAATACTTGCGGATCCAACGGGTTACCTTATCGTCTTCCCGGTGTACGTTGCAGAACCGCACAGTGTTGAATACGGGGTCCTTGCTCCACGGTGGAGTGTCCTTTGCCTCCTTGGCGAGCTTGATGCGGTGGCGCTCGTTTATCCAGTAGGCAAGTTCATGCGTTAGATGCAGCATGCTGTCTCGCTTTCTTCCAGTACACCACTACATCGGTACGGGTGCCACCACCCCAAGCGGTCTTGGTTTCTTTCTCCACTACACTGACGTAGGGCTTGTGCAGCGCAGCAAGCAGATGCGCTGCCTCGGCCTGGAGCGCCATGGTGCGGTAGCTAGAGCAGCCACCGGGGGCGTCACTACCCTCGGCTTGGTTGTTGCACCAGTTGTTGAGCACCAGCGTGTCCTTGCCAGATTTAAGAATCTGCAAGCTAACGTGGAAGTCTTCCATCACGGGCATGGGGGCAAACGTGATGTTGTGGGTGCGGAGGTAGTGCCTGTCATACCCCAGCACGCGCATGATGCGCGTGTTGAGCATCACTTGTTCCGTATTACGGTTGCCACCCTCCCGTGGAGCGATGCCCACGTGGGGGTAGAGGTCTAGCCTGCCCTCAATCTGATCTAGCATGCGGCGCAGTTCAAACGGTGCCAGGGCGCGGAACTTGGTGGGTTCGTCCACGCGGCGGGCAAAGAAGTGCAGGTCATCATCAAGCATGACAACAAAGCGCTCCTTCCAAATATCGCTGTGTATCAAGTAGTCCCGTGTGGGGGCTACGGTTTGGATGTGCGGCGGCAGCACGTGCACGGGCCCGTCGTACCACGCGTACTGAGTGTGCTCACGGTGCTGCACAACTAGAACAGGCAGCACGCCCTCGGCTCTAAGAGCACGGAGGGTATGCTGCCTGTCTTGTTGTGGACGCCCGTATGTTGGAATAAGGACGTCCATGGCCATCAGTCGATGGTCTCTTCAACCGCTACGTCGTCAACGGAGGCAGGGGCTGCCTCAGCGGTGGCGGCCTTGGCCTTCTTACCACGGGGGGCCTTGGGCTCCTTAGGAGCCTTTTCTGCCTTGGGGGCACGCTCCTTCTTCAACACCAGCTTGGGGTCGTACCCCTCAATGGCGATAAAGCCGTGCGCGGCATCGTACACGAGGTTGGGGGTGGCGGCTTGGCCTACGGCGTCAAGGAACTGCTGCACCGTCATCCCGTCCACGTACTGCGCAAATGCGTCGTGCGCCTTGCTGCCCGGACGCTTGGGGTTGCCCTCAACCTTGAGGCTGATAATGGCGTCCAGCGCCACGCCCTTGGGGCCACGAGCGCCCACGGGAGCACCCGGTGCGTTCTTGGGTGCAGCCGGTGCGTCTGCCGCTGCGGAGGTAGAAGTCTCAACGGACTCCACTTGCTTCTTCTTAGCCATGTTGGCTTTTCCTTCTAAAACGAACGTTGGCACGGGGCGGCGTGTCCAACTACTTTGCTCTACCTTCCGCCCCAGGTAGTATGCTCGGTAAGCAGCAACGCTGTCACCGGCAATTTTGAACTCGTCTGGCATAGCCTGCGGTGGCTCAGTCCACAGGAGGGGCATTCCAGCTCCCCTGCCTGCTGCCGCAGCACGATAGATGATTTCTAAGCTGCGATGCTCCTTACCGCTGTAGCGGTAAGCGTACTCAGCCGCCAAAGCGCGGGCGTGCGTCACCAGCCACGTGAAGTTGTACAGCCCATCTCCCGCCCACAGCACGCTGGGGTGCCGTGGATGCGTGGGCTTGTACATATTCTCTTGCCACAGGCCGTGGCGATGACACACTGTACTGAGAATTTGAGCGCTTTCTAGAATCATCTTCACGACATGCTTGTCGTGCATAATCTTAGCAGCAGCTTCTGGATCTCTGTCGAGATAAAAGACGTTCATCGCAAACTAGTACCGTTGAGAGTTAATTATGCCTGTTTGAGTTTCACAGGCAAATTGTATTTTCCAATTGAGAATGTTTCTCAATAGCCACAGCCTATTGGCGTTTCATGCTCTTCAATAGGGTAAGGAAGTTGCTCTGCGTTGCGTCCTTGTTGTTGAGTACACGGAGCACACGCTCGTCCACAGTTTCTTTGGCAATGATACGATGTACAATCACCGTGTCGGCTTGCTGGCCTTGACGCCAGATACGGTCGATGGTTTGGCTGTAGTCTTGCAAGTTCCACGTAAGCCCGAACATGATTACGTTGCGGCACTTGTTCTGCAAGCCGTCAATGCCAAGGCTGATGCTAGTGAACTGCCCCAGCCCCATCTGCACAAATCCGCCCGCAAACAGGCCGATGTGTTTGGCATCCTGCGCGGCATTGCCCCCAGTGAGCAGCACCGCGTTGGGGAAAGCTTTGCGCAGCTTGTCTAGGTCTGGCTTGAACTCGTACACCACCAGCACACTCTCCCCGCTGAGCTCCTCAACCAAGTCTTTGAGTGCGTCTACCTTAGCGTCGTGCAGGTCAGTCCAGGTGCCGTCGCCCGCGTTGGTGAACAGGCACCCATTCGCTATCTGCCTGCACTTGCTTGTAGCGACAGCCGCATTGGCAGCCACCACCAGCTCTGCGTCTAGAGTGGCAAGCATGTGGGCCTCCATCTGGTCGTACTGCTTGCGGGCGGTGGGGGGTAGGTCAACCAGCACATCGTTAAAGATGAGCTCTGGCATATCAAGATTGCCCTCGCGGTCAAGCACCAGGGTAAGGGGCTCTATTTTGCTGGCAATCTCTTCCATCGCCCACGCGTGCGGGGCTAGATTGTAGCCCATGTAGTCAGTGGGGTAGAAGTATTTGGTCTTGTAGTGGGTGATAAAGCGCCCCAGCGCAGCGCCCTCGTCTAGCAGGTAGACCTGCCCAAACAGGTCCATCAATCCATTGGGGGTGAACGTACCAGTGAGGATATACCGGCGCTTGAAGTGTTGGATGAACTTGCGCACCCGCTTGAACCGTTGCGTGCCCGTGTTCTTGAACTTGGTGGACTCATCAATAATGAGCACATCAAAGTGCTGGCGCATCCAAGCAAGGTTCTCTGGTGTGTCAAGCCACTCCAGCCCCTCGGGGTTTATGCAGTAGATGTCGGCGTCAAGGTCGTGCAGGTTGTCTAGCCGATGCTTACCGTGCAGCACCTTGACGCGTAGGTCAGCAAACTCGGCCCAATCATTCTTCTGCTTGGGCCAGACGTTGTACACCACTCGCAGCGGGGCTATCACCAGCGTGCGCTTGATCAAGCCCTTGCTCTTCAATATCTTGATTATCGCATAGCTGATAGTAGTCTTGCCCATGCCGGGTCGTAAAAGAAACCCAGCGCACGCCTGCGAGACTCCTAAGCGCACCGCTTGCTCTTGATAAGAGCGCGGCTTCCAAGAACGCAATTCCGTCGTCGACATTGTCAATCACTCCTACAGGGATGCCCTGTTCTCGAAGTTCCGCAATACGTGCATGCTGTAGAGGCCGAGGCTTGCGCCCCGGCGCTTTGAACTCTATGAATGCCACACGCCCGCGGAACACAAATAGATCATCAGGATACCCCGCCGTACTGGCGGGGTTCATCTTCAGTGGCAGGACGCCCTTGGCGCGTGCCCAGCGTTTCACCTTTCCTTCTATGTAGCTTTCACGCACGGGTCAAGCACCAAACTGACACGGCCCGCCCTGGGCCTTTGCATAGTCACAAAACCGGCAGTAGAAGCCAGGGCGCGGCGCACATATCTCGTCACGCTGCATGGTACTGATGCGGTCCTGCCATAGGGCCTTCAGCTTGTCGTAGCCAGCCTCGCTCGCTAGCACTACGCGCTGCGGGGGAGCGGTGTCCTCCAGGTAGTAGGTGGTCACGCGCACCTCGTCTGCCAGCCACGCCCGCATACCGAACATAGCGTAGAGCTTGCGCTGGTCACCGTGAGTGTCCTTAGGCTTGCCACTCTTCCACTCGCCAATCTCCAGCACGCCCTTGACGTCTGCACCACTCTTGTTGTAGCGCACAGCGTCAAGCACCGCCACGCAGGCAGCGAACTTGCTCTGTGGCGAGCAGAGGTACCACTCGTGGTCAAAGGCCAGCTTCTTCTCAGTGTAGCGGTCGCCATTGGGGTGGTTGCGGTAAGCGTCCAGAATGGGGATGTACTTACGGTCAATGTCCGGGTGCAGCACGCTGGGGTCCGCACCTTTGATGTACTGCTCCACCGTGTCGTGCATCTGCAAGCCACGGGCGGCGGCAGGCCCCGGCGGACGGCGCGGGAGCCGCAGCTTGCTCTGGAAGTTCCATTTCTGTGGACACTGGTTGTATGCCTCCCACTGGCTGAACGACCAACGGAATGCGGGCTTTATGTTCATCTGTGTATCATCAATCATCACTGTACCCCTCAATGTCGCCCCAGTTGGGGCCGGTGTAGCCTTCGCTACGGAATGGAACGTCAAACCTGTCGGCGTTCATGGCTAGGCGCAGACGCCGCATGGCACCCGGCACATCGTCCGCAGGGGCGGAGATGTTAACTTCGTCGTGTACAGCGGCCAGCAGCACATCGCCAGGGGCACGGTCACGCTCCCAGTCTATCATGCTTTGCTTGGTTTGGTCCGCCGCGCTGCCTTGGATAAGGTAGTTGAGCAACTTGTAACTGAGATCCCTTGCGGGGTCAGGCTCACGGTAATACACTCGCCCACCCCAAGTGCGTATGAACTGTCCACGCTTGCCCCGGTTGCGCGTATCGTAACTGAGCTGTTGGATCTCCGGCAGAGCTGCATAGTAAGCGTCCCGTACGCGTTTGCCTTCGTCTTGATCAACTCCCAGGGCAACAGATAAGTTTGGCACTCCGCGTCCATACATAATTCCAAAGCCTGTGATCTTCACGTACTTGCGGGGCATATCAATGCCCAGCAACTCTTTGATCATGCGCTGCACGGCAACGTGGGGGTCTGTGGTTGGGTCAAGGCGGAAGGCGTCAAACAACCTGCCCTCGGCAAAGTGGGCCATGATGCGCATCTCCTGCGCACTAAAGTCACGCTTGAGCCACACATGTCCCTCCTCGGGCAGGAGGTACCTCCGCATAATCATTGGGGCGGGCAGGTCGGCAGGCACTACAAGCCCCTCAAACTCGTTGGGTGGATTCTGTAGGTTAGGCCCTCGGCAGGACATACGGCCTGTCCGCGTGCCGGACATGTCACCGTCCGCGCCACGGTCACCACGCACTTGGTTCCACTGCGGGTGCACGCGGCCACCTTCACGCTGGGCCTGTGCCAGCCAGGGTTCGGCAAAGGTGCCTAGGCACGTAGCGAGCACCCCACGGTAGGCAAGGTAGGCAAGCAGCGACGGGTCCTTAACCCTTCCGACCAAGTTCTTACGGCTAGTGCTACGTTTGCCCGTTGGCGTTAGCACCCACTGGGTGACTTGTCCTGTACGGTCCAAGGCGGCAGCAAGTTCAGCGTCACTGTCAATGTTAAAGTCGCCCAGCACGCTGTGGATGTACTGCTCTGCCTTCTGCTTGGCTGCGGTGTACGTGGTAATGTCTGCTGCAAGGCGCTCAGTGTCCAAGCGCACACCACGCTCGCTGCTGGCAAACAGAATGGGCATCAACTTCTGCTCACGGCGGTAGGGCTCCAGCATGCCCGCTTGCAGAATGCGGGGGTACAGCGCGTCGTACAGAGCGCGAGTACGGTCAGTGTCGCCAATGGCGTAGGGCCCCACCAGACTGCCCGGTGCACGGGAGATGTAAGCGCCCCAGTCGCTCTTTTTAGAGCCGGGAATATGATTCAACACCCAGCGTTGTACGTCATCACGCTCGTCAGGGGGTAGGCCCAAAATGCGCTCCGCACTCGGCTTGAGGCTGAACGTGTTGGCATACGGGTCCACCAGGAAGAGCAGGTACTGCGTGTCGTGCACAAGCAGGGGGTCGGGCTCCACGTAGTTGAACCAGCGTTTGAGCACGGCGGCTTCAAACGGCGCGTTGTGGGCGAGGTAACCCTCGTTGTCCTTAGCCAGGGCGGTTAGCAGCGCAGCCCGCCCATCCTCAAACGTGCAGTTGTTGTCACTACCATGGCCCCACGCATAGTAGCGGGATTCCTTCCCCTCTGGTTTGATTGACACGCCTACCGGGCGCGGCGGGTTGTAGATGGGGTTGCCATCTATCGCTTCGGTCTCAAAGTCGATGGTAAGAATTTTGTCCTCCAAATAAAAAGCCCACCCCCGGCTGAACGCTTTGGCAACTGACTTTGCCAGGGGTGGGCGGAGCATGCTGCTGGTTACGAGCGGGCTACACGCGGCTCAGGGAGGAGAAGCCTAGCCACGCTCACAGCTATCTCCAAAACGGTTAAAACTTCTTGCCCTTGGCAGGAGCCTTGGCGGGCGGCGGGGTGTCGTCCACGTCGTCGGGGTCAGTGGTCTCGGCGTAGGGCTCCAGCGCCAGTTGCCGTGCGCCGTCCAGCCGGGTCTTGATGGCTTGCAGGTGGTCCAAGCTGGGCACCACGCGCATGGGGCGGAACTGTACCTTGAACTGCGATTTAGCGTCGGGCGTAACGCTAATTTCAGCCACGGCGGCGTACGTCGGCATGTTGGTGCTCGCGGTCAACGTGTTTACGAAGCTGCTGTAGTTCTTCACGCTAGTGACAGGCAGGTCCATAATCGCCATCTCGGCAGTGCGCAGCGCGTCCGGCCCGGTGTCCATGGCATGCCCCGGCAACAGCACCAAGCGGCGCGTCTGCTTGCAGGCTTTGCCTCGGCCGCCGTTGGGGTCGCTGCCCCACTCGTCGTTGGGGCATCCGTTGCAGGCGCTGTGCGGCGGCTTGCTGACGTTAGCGTGCGGTGCCATGCCATCGTCGCTCATGCTGAGTGCAAAGCAGCTCGGATTGACGATGTTGTTGGGGTCGTACCGTCCGGCGTACCACACGTTGCGGAAGCTGGCGGTGAGCACAATAGCCTCCATCTTGTTACCGGGCACGGGTGCTCCGGCGTAGGACATAACCCCACTCTTCAAACTAATGCGGCCCACGGCGGGGCGCTCGGTAGCGGCGGCGGCTCGTGCCTCGTCAGCAAGGGCAGCGAGCACATCGTTTGGCAGGGCAAGTGCGCCAGCCTGGGCGGTAACAATCTCGTTGGTCGTAGCCATGTTAGGATCCTTTCACTTCAGACTTGGATAACTTGTACACCGGGAACTTTTCGACCCCCGGCACTTCTTCACCAGCGTCCCAGCGCTCCTTACACGCCTGGGTGCCGATGCGCTTGTGCAGCAGGCTAAAGTCGCCCGACTGCAGAATGTGCTTGTAGAACGCGTCCCAGTCCTTAACGGCAGGGACGTACTCCGGCACGGTGGGGATGGCAAGCCGCACCAGCTTGCCACCGATAGCTGTGAGTTGCTGCTCACGCATTTCCTTTATCAGTGTGGCCTCGGCTCGGGCCTCCTCGTCTTTCAAATCCTTGGCTACCTTGTCGGCAGCAAGGCGCTTGTCTCGTGTGGCCCAAAAGTGGTCTGCCAACTCGGCAAGTTCAGTGGCTGTCATGTTGAATCTCCGCAACCAAAGTGCTCAAAAAGTGCTCACCCTCCGGCGGGGTGGTGTTGGTCAACACCAGCAGGTGGTGGAGCAGCGGGGTAAGGTCCGGCCCCACGGGCCGGTAGTCAGCATCAAGCACTTTGATGTTATGAAAGATGAGTACGCCATCGCTGGCAATGGCGTACTCAACACGTAGGCTAACGCCCGCGCTGTCGTGAATATGTACGCTCACGCGGCGGCAAGCTCGTCAGCAAGGGTGGCAGCGGTATCCCACAAGCCGCCGTTGATGGCGGCAACAGCGCTCACACGCTCAATGGGGCGCACGGTGCTCTTGCGCCCGTAGCCCATGCTCTTGGTTTCCCAGCCACCGTACACCACGTTCTCCTGCACGCGGTTGAGCACATTCCACAGCGTGGGCTCCTCGTCCTCTGCGCGGCGGCAGGTGAGCAGCGCGGGTGCTTCAAACGGAGCAACAGTGCTCCCGTAACGGAGCTCCATTGCACGGGTGGCAAGGCGGTACTGGTGCTCAGGCGCAAGGGTGATGCCCTTAAACTTGTCCACATTATCCAACATGCGGGGGAAGCTCTCAGTCACCACGCGGGTGCAGCCGTCAAGCACCTCGGCAGTGGTCTGGCTATTCACCGTGTGGCGCACGGTAAAACCGGCGATGGTGGTACCCACCATCAAGCCGTTGGCACAGATAAAGCGGAAAAATCCGCCCCGCAGGTGGTAGGCGGCGGTGCCGTCATGTGCGTTGATGAGGATGACCTCGGGCACGCCGTCACGGTGTACTTGGGTGTGGTCAAAGTGCTCGAGCTTGCGGAGCCTGAGCATGTGCTTGGTGTAGGGGTCACGGTCAGCGGCACGGCTGCGCTGCTGGCTGGCCTCGTACACGCCCCAGCCAGTGTCCAGCAGGGCCTGGAGCGGCTCAATGGTGGGGACGTAGCGGTAGCGCGGGCCACGGCTAGCGTGAGGCTCCTGCGCAAACACGGCAGGGCACACGCCCTGGATGTTGGCAAGAGTCAGGGGGTTGCCGGTGCGCAGAATGCGCGGGCTTTTGAGAATTGGACGCATTGGTCACTCCTGTTGAGAACTGATAACTAGGACACAACTACCGCGTTTTGGGCGCGGTAGCTGCATTGTAGGGGCACGGGGTAGTCGCACACCTAGGGGTTTACCCTTAATGGGTAACGTCAAACGCCTCACCAAACAGCTCATTCCACTCTTCGGGTGTGATGCCCGTGATGAGGAACTCGCGGTCTGGTGCGCTGAGGTGGGGGAACACCACCTGCACGGGGCGGGTATCTTCTCCGCTCATGTAGGCGTAGAGCTCAATGGCGTCTACGTTAAGGTCTCTGGTGTGCATGACACCGGTCAGTTGGCTGGTCAAAGTAACTAGCACTTTCACTACTCCTGGTTGGGTTACGATTTGTTGCTTGGGGCAACGCCCCCAGTGTAGGGGGTTGATTAGTCGGTGCCCATAGGGGTAAACCCTACCCCTTGTGGTCCACACGGTGCGCCAAGTAGACGCGCATCAATGCAGTAGCGACCAACGCTACCAGCAGCACGCATCCATGGCGTGGAGTGCGCGCTCTTGGTAACCATGCAGCGCATGGCGGTGTCGTCCCGCTTACAGTGAGCGCAGCGGGCGCACAAGTCCCGCTGCTGCCACCAGAGTTCAGTGGCTGGGTGAACCTTTAGGAAGTTCATGTGTTCCCCCTTGCGCGGATGGCGGCGGCGCACTCCTTCACGCCGTACAAATTCGCCCGCTCCCTCTCATCACACACCTTAGCGCAGGCTTCGCGCTCCTGCGCGGCGACAAGGGCGGCGAAGCGTTCTAGGTCTGCTACAAACACGCTGTCCTCAGATATCGGCGTTGTGACCAGTAGGTCGGCCTCCCGCGCCATGCGGATGATGTCGTCGCGGTTCATACCTTCCCCTCCGCTTTGGCGATGGCGGCGCTGGCTATATCTCTGGCTTCTTCAATTTCCTCCCAATCCGGGCCATACATCTGATCTTCAATTGCGGCGATCTTTTTCAGCGCCTCCAGCAGTTCCGCGTTCAGGGCGTGCAGGCGGCGCAGTTCGACGGCGGCTTCGCGCTGCCAGCCCACGCGGTACCCAAGGTGGGCCATTGCAGCCAGTTGTAGGGCTTTGGGTTGGTTACTCATGGTTCTTCTCCTTCAGCTTGGCCTCGATAGCATGAGAGAGTTCCGTCATCGACAGCGGCAGCGGTGGCCTCCGCTGAAAACGCTTCTCTCTTTCCAGTTGGATCACGCTCTGTATTTCCTCCTCCGTCAGTCCTCGCCACTCGCGGCGGGGTGGGTGGGTGTAGAGGGCGACCTGCACCATGCCCTGCATCTCCGGTTCGTCCGATGCGCACCAGAAATCGACATCGGCTTCGGTGCCGATCAACTCTGTCTGTAGCTCACTGTTCTTGAAGCATGCCCACGCCACCGGCTCCTGCTCCGCAGGCGTGGTGTAGTTCGGCTTGCCGCCGCAATAGCTTTTAACCCACGGCTCCGGCTGCTCCAGCGCGGCTTTGAGGGCGTCCTTAGCATCGTAGAACACGCCAGCGTGTTCTGGGTACTGGTCCGGCGAACTGTTCTCCAACGCCTCCAGCGCCTGCTGCACCGTGGCGCGGGGCAGGGTTT